TTGATCTTGCGTGTGTATTTTTTTTTATTGCGAACAGGTTGCGCCGCATTACTGCGACGCAATTCCTGAATGCGTTTTACTTTATCTCGAAGTGAAGTTTGGAACATTATAATTACTCGCTTCGTGAAATCGTTTTACATCAAATCGCTCATTATCTTTCGCAAACATTTCTGCGAAATCGTGAACAGTTTTAGAAAAAACAGCAGGGTGAGTTTTGTTGCTTAGATACTTTAGAATTTCTGCCGTTGCGACATAATCTTTACGGGTCATCATTTTACTGCCACCATTCCACTACGATAGAAAACTTTTGTATAGCATTTGCCTGTTGGCGTGTATAGATTTACAGTTGAGTATTCGTTAGCCATTCCCCAATCGGTAAATAGAAAAAAGTTTTCCCACGCACCAAATTCGTTTTCGTATTCGGCAGACCAATGAGGAGCGTTGCTATCATAGGCGCAAGTTAGTTTATACATTATTCATTCACCCAATCAACAGTTAGTTCATCAGAAATTTCATCTACGCAAGAGCAAGGCTCTACATCATAATTATTTTCATCTCCAAAGAATAAAAATCCTGCTCCACCGCATTCATCACATTCCGCAGAAATAATTTCTAGGTATTGTTTTACATTAGCCATTTAGGTTTTCCCTTTCGTTTGTTTGAGTTGTAATTGTAGCAGATAGCACTGACAAGGCTTGCGCCTTGCTTGCTTCACGTTGTGCGATAACGTGCTTCTTGAATTCGTCTAGGTTCATTCGAACGCCCCTTCGTTTAGTAATCCAATTTCGATGTTGAATAATTCGTCTGGTGTTGCTTCGGCTAAATCAACCCAGCCAGCACCTTGCTCATCTATGCGAAAAATTTCAATATATCCCATTTATTCACCAACCTTTACTGCGATTGTTGCGAATTTATTTCGCAGACCGCCAGCATTTACCTCGATGAGATAGGCTTCAGTTTTTTCGCCATACCAAATTTCTGGGCGAGGTTCAGCAGAAACGATTTCGCCTGAAAAGTGGCGAGAGTTTGAGCGATAGTTTTTTCCTATAAGTAGGCTTTCGATTGTGTATAGTTTGGTAGCCATTGGCAGACCTTCTTTCGTTTGTTGTTATAGTAGACATTATACATTAGGCGTCTGACATTTTTCTACTTACTAGCCAGTAATTCCAAGATGTGAGACGCTCAAGCCGTGTGATAAGCATCACATCAAAATGTCCGATTTGTCTGTCAAATCGACACGCCGTAAATTTCGGGGGATTTTATAACAAGTTCATAACGACACGCCCGACGCCGCAGCTTTTGTGGGCGCCGTGCCGATTTGTCAAGTCGACACGCCGTTTATTTATTGTGAGTTATGTCTCATCTTCTAATTCTGCTAAATAATCTTCATGCTCTACTAATCCAATCGCAAACGCTACAGGATCGCAACACTCTAGAATTTCGGCGGGTGTAAAAGTTGAGTAACCAATCTTTACAGTAGGATAAACATCATTTAGTAAATCTATAAAACTTTCTTTTATTTCTAAATCTTTTTCTAATTGTGATTTCATTTAGTTAGTTCTCTCATTTCTTCTAGAAAGTCATGCCATACAATGCGCCCCATGTAGAGGGCGGGAACGATAAGGGCTAATTGCACTAGGCTAGTTAGTAGTCTATTCATTACTTATTCTTCTTTCTCTTGATTACTTTATAAATTGTAACACCTAGCACCGACAAGATAATAAACGCCCATGATTGAGATACATAGAGAAAATCCCCTAGGTCAAGCATTAGCCCGTATTCATTTAGTTCAATAGTCATTAGTCATTCCAATCTAGTGTAAGGGATTTACTTAGTTCATCTTCATCAAAGTCATTAACATCAATAAGGCTTATGTTGCCTTCTTCTAGTGCCTTATTATAGGCTTCTTCTTCATCTATGTAGACATAAGCGTCCGCTACATCTGCTTGGATAGTATCCCATTTGGTCATCATTACTTTACCTCTACTTCTCTAATGTTATAAGTGAAACCCTTACCGAGTTTATTTAGTTCAGCGATTACCGCTAAGATTTCTTCAGGCTTGCTAGCCTTTTGATTTACGGCTAATAGTTGAGAGCCTTGCCATAGTGTATAAGTGATAGTCATTATCTGTTCTTCTTTCGTTAGTAGTTAGTTAGTGGGTCTTATTCGCTAGGCTCACCCTGTCGGGATTATTTGCTAGGCTCATACCCTTATTTAATTGTTATAGTAGGAATTGTAGCCGATAGGGCTGACATTTACAAGCGACACGCCGTTAGGCGTTAGTGTGATTATGGTCACACTTAGACTCTATCTCATGTCCAAACTCTTCTACGAGTTCTTCATAGATTTCATCCATGTAGTCTAGGTAGTCGTTCATTAGTTAGACCCCTTTCCTACTAGGTTATGGGTAGCGTAGTTACCGCCACACATTACGCATAGTGACCATGCTGTCACTCTACCGCAACCTGCTGAGCAGGATACATAGCCAAGACGCATAGCGTCACTTTCATTTTGGTAGTCGCTACGACTTTCCCAAATTCTGTTAGTCATTTTAGACCTAACCTTTCTTAGTAAGACTTTCTTACTTTCTTTATACTTTAATCATAGCAAGGGGGTCTGACAAATAAGAGGGTTACTCGCTAGTATCCTCAAACTATTTTTGTGATAAGGGTCACACTCACGCTCAAGGTCATAGGATTATGGGCGCACTATCGGACAATTCGGACATTTATAAATGTGTGTATCATACAAATTAAAAATATATTAACATTTTCTCAAAAGTGACTTGATCTATTGACTTTCGAAAATCCCAAATGTTATACTGTTTACCTTGGACAGTTTTCGGAGATAATATCAAGGGGTTAAACTCCAAGTGCGATGATGACGGAAGTTGTATTTTACAATATCTTTCAGATAAAAGCTATGGCCTACTATAGGTTCAACCGATGAATGGCGGATTTATACTCCGATCATTTCGGGGTTCTCTTTTTTTTATCAAAAAGGGGTATAGGGGTTGTATGCTTAAATTCTGGAAGTTATCACCTAAATACTATATTGATTATTTATGTTGATTGGACTGACTGCCTTCAGGCAGTTGAGGCGGATAGAAAGTTTGGCGGGATGGCAAGATTTAAACACGAGACTACAAACCGTAAGGCACATGTAGCTAAAGCTAATAAAGATAATTTTTATCAAGACTGGAAACCTTTAAAAGCTATATACCCAGTAAAGTGTGCAGCATGCAAAGAGTGGATTGCAAAAGATGCACAGATTTTATGGCATGTCGATCACAAATTAGTAATGCATGTTGATTGTCCGATATTTCAAAAATAAAATTTTATTAACATTATGTTAAATCTTAAATCCTAGTTGACTGATAATTACAGTGTTATATAATTGTCTTATGTCTCCAGAGAAGATATCAGTTAAGAAACAAAAAGAATATCTGGCACGTTATTTAAAAGACATAAAAGAAAAGAATCCTTGCATGGATTGTAAAGTATCCTATCCGTATTATATGATGGACTTTGATCATGTCCGTGGCACCAAGCATGCAAATGTGGCGGAACTAATCAATACGTTATCTAAGAAACGAATAGATGCAGAAATAGCCAAATGTGAAGTAGTATGTTCTAATTGCCATAGAGCAAGAACATATTTAAGAAAAATAAAGAAAGCGGGATAGAAATGAAATTCTGTACATATTGCGATAAGCTCTCATATACATCTAAAGTAACCAGAGATGGTAGAAAAATATATTATTGTGATGATCATGCACATAATATTGCAGTTGACTAGAATTATGGTATACTAATATTATGAATAAATGTTATACACCAACATGCAGCTTGCCAGTGTTAGTAACCAGAAAAGATGATTCATCTATTGGTTACTGCATGGCACATGGCATGGAATATGTTCAGATCATGGAAAATAGCAAATGAAGAAGATCTGGGCTTTAATTACTTTAATTGCGACAGCAATCCTTTCAGGAGTTATGTTGTCTAGATTTTTAAATTGGGCGGGACAGGAAGAAATCTTTGATTTTGACCTTACAGAAGATATAGACAATGAACAGTTCTAAGATATTCATCTGGTCTACACTAGCTATCTTGGCTATGTATTATTCATTGGTTATTCTGGCTATATAAGGGAAGATTTTTATTTCCCGCCCTTTTAAGGGCTGTCAGTATCGGAGATACCAATTATGCCCTGTTATGGCTTTAGAACCCTCATAGAGGGCTTATAAGGGATACTTCTCAAATGATTGCATATGTGAATATTGGCTCTTCTTTCGCCGAAGCACTTTTTTCGCACTATATGCACTATATGTCCGTATTGTCCATATACTATATATAAAAGAAAAAATCCCAATCAGAGGCGGATCCGATTGGGCTTTTCTAGTGTATTGCTACACATTATATAGGGAGACATTGCTGCCGTCACCTACACATCTATAATTGTAATATGGAATATTTTATATGTCAAGCATTCTAGTCGACAGGTTCTTCAGTTGGGACAAATGATGGAGACGGTCCAAGAAGAAATCCTTGTTCATGATATTCAATCATCTTAGCTGTCTTTTCAGGATCTGCTTTATTAGCCATAATTGTCAGCATGTCATAAATACGGTGAAGCATTATATAGTTCACCATAGGCAGGTTATCTTCTAATGACTGAGGTTCTTTATCTTCCATTATGGTCTCCCCAAATCATTCCAGAATATTTCTCTGCCCATAGAGTCTTTATCTATAATAGGTTTTGATTGAAATTCATATGAAGAAAAGTTTTCTTCTCCCGCCGCACTTAATTTTGCACTATTTTGCGGAATCACTTTAACATGAAAGTAGTTTTCTTCTTGCTCGCAGGCGCATTGCCCATTTTTACATTCATCCAGCATTTTTTACCGCCTTCACGATATCATTATAATCTTTTGATCCAAGGACTTTCTTGTAGTCGCAAGCCAGGCAATATATAAATATTTGATCCTCTAAGTCCAGGTTAGGCAAAAGAGGACCTTGATCCATTGGGCATTCAAGCTCTGGAAAAAGGCCCTCTTTCGATAAGGCTATGTACTTAGATACATATTGTATCTGCATTACTTCCTACTTCTTTGCATCAGTTGGGAATTGCAAAAGCCATTCCTTGGCCTTCGGGGTCATACCCTTCCAGCTTGACCAATCTGAGCCGCCATCAGTCATGTAGTACGTTATCTCTGCGTTAGTTACTGGGTCGAATAACTCTCTGTTACTCTTTAGGTCGAATTTCTCTAGTCTTGTAGGACCAAGATTTCCGATCATGTTTATCTGGAATATTCCATAGGAATTATCTCCAGTTTTCTTATCCCCGTTATATGCAAGCGGTCTTCCATTAGATTCACGCTTTGCTATTGACCAGGCTTTCTTAAGGCCTGATCCTTCGAATCCTACAGTCTTGAGTAGTAAAACTAGTTCTTCGTCTGTAAGCATCTCAGATGGCTTGTAAATCTCTTTACTAAAACTATCTAAGACTTCTTGCTTTAGTTGGGCTTCAGTTTTCACTAAAGGTTTTACTGTTAAGGCACTTGCTGGCTGTACAGGAAACAAAAATAATGTTATCATTACTATTGTAACTATGTTGTGAGCCAAATCACTTACCTGTTGTTTTATTTTCTCCATTGGCATTTCCTCCTCTAGAGATAACGAACTACAATCATAACATTGATAGGATAAGCCTGTCAAGCCAGTCAACTAGAAAGAAAACATGAATATATCTTATTATACTATTCAGTCGGGGCTTAATCCCGCAGTTGGTTACGGCTATGCAGGAAAAAATATAGTCAAAACTTTAAATAATCTAGGTCATCATGTAACTTTTGCTGATCCCAAAGCTGATATTCAATTAAGTTTTACACAGCCTCAACATTTTAAATTACATAGAAATCAATATCAAATTTCTTATACTCCTTGGGAATCAACAGAGATGAAGCCTGAATGGGTTGAACGGTTTAATGCTTGCGATGAAGTATGGACAACATCAGATTGGTGTGCTCAAGTATTTAAAGACAATGGAATAACTAAACCAATATATGTTTATCCACATGGCATTGAAAGCACCTGGAAGCCAAAGAAAAGATTTGTTCAAGATGGCCAGTCAATGAAATTTTTGCACATAGGGGAACCTTCTCCAAGAAAAGACGGGCAACTAGTAGTAGACACATTTATAAAGCTATTTGGGAATAACCCTGATTATCATTTAACTATTAAGGCTCATAAATTTAGCACTGTTAGAGTATATGATAATGAAGAAAGTATTATTGGTCTTCCCCACGAACTTTATAAGAATATAGATTTGATTACAGATGAACTTAGCGAAGAAGATCTTGTTAAACTTTATCATGACCATCATGTCTTAGTTTATCCAACATGGGGTGAAGGGTTTGGCTTTATTCCATTGCAAGGTTTAGCAACAGGCATGCCAGTAATATCAACATATGATTGGTCTCACTATGTGGACTATATGGGACCGCTTAAATTAAAATCTAAACTTACAGATGAGACTATGCCAAACTTTATTTCTGACGGACACATTGGAAAAATGTTTAAGCCAGATAAAAAACATTTAGAAGAATTAATGTTAGATGTGACATACAATTACAAAGCTTACTCTGGATATTATTTTGCTCAGTCAACTAAAATACATGAAGATTACAATTGGGATCAGTTGACCAAGAAAGCTTTTGCACATTTAGTAGAAAAGTTTTCTTAGCCCTTCCCCTTTTAAACGTTCTTTGGTAGAATAGGATCTTCACACTAAATTTAACCGCTAGGCGGAGAAAACAGGTATTATAAATGTCTAAGACTATTGCAAACCCATACGAAAATTTTATTGCGTTATCACGTTACGCTAGATGGATTCCAGAAGAGAACCGTCGTGAAACGTGGGGTGAGACAGTAGATAGATATTTTGACTTTATGTTAAATGCTCTAAAAACAAATCATAATTATATTCCAGATGAGAAGCTTGTTGCGGAATTAAAAAATGGTGTATTTGAAAGAAACGTCATGCCATCAATGCGCTCTGTTATGACTTCAGGAGCAGCATTAGAAAGAGATAATGTTGCAGGATATAACTGTGCATTCTTACCAGTTGATTCCCCACGTTCATTTGATGAAACGATGTATATTCTTATGTGTGGTACAGGCGTAGGATTCTCCGTTGAGTATAAGTACATTAATAAGCTTCCTCCCGTCCCAGAATCATTAGAGAAGTCAACTACAGTAATTACAGTAGAAGACTCAAAGCAAGGTTGGGCAAAGGCATACCGTGAATTGCTAGCACTGCTTTGGTCTGGACAAATTCCAGCAATAGATGTTACTAAAGTTCGTCCCGCAGGCGCAAGACTTAAGACAATGGGCGGACGTTCATCAGGACCACAACCACTTGTTAACTTATTTGATTTTACAATTGCAAAGTTTAAGAACGCTACAGGAAGAAATCTAAAGCCAATTGAATGCCACGATATTATGTGCAAGATTGGCGAAGTTGTTGTAGTTGGTGGAGTTCGCCGCTCAGCAATGATTTCTCTTTCAAATATTAATGATATTGAAATGGCACAGGCTAAATCAGGTAACTGGTGGGAAGCAAGTCCACAACGTGCTTTGTCTAATAACTCTGTTGCGTATTCACGCAAGCCAGACATGGAGCAATTTATTGCAGAATGGAAATCTCTTTATGACTCAAAGTCAGGAGAACGAGGTATATACAATGTGGCCGCAGCTCAGGCCCAAGCAGCTAAGTATGGAAGAAGAGATCCAGATATACACTATGGAACTAACCCTTGCTCAGAGATTATCCTACGTCCTTATCAGTTTTGTAACCTTTCAGAAGTCGTACTACGTGAAAAAGATACAAAGAAAGATATTCAGCGTAAAGTAGAACTTGCAACAATCCTCGGAACTTGGCAGTCTACACTTACTGACTTTAAGTATCTTCGCAAAATCTGGAAAGATAATACAGAAGAAGAGCGACTACTTGGTGTTTCATTAACTGGTCAGTTTGGGCACAAATTTATGTCAGGTAAAGATGACTTAGTTTCTTTAGAGGCATTTTTGATGACACTTAGAGAAAAAGCAAGAGAAGTAAATAAAGATGAGGCTGGGAAAATTGGGATTCCAGAGTCTGCAGCCATTACATGTGTAAAGCCATCAGGAACAGTATCTCAATTGGTCGGGGTGTCTTCAGGAATGCATGCTTGGCATTCTCCATATTATATTCGTACAGTTCGTGGTTCAAAAGGAGATCCAATCTCTACATTTTTAAAGGAAGTCGGAATTCCAGTAGAAGATGATGTAATGAAACCAAACGATACATACGTATTTTCATTTCCAGTAAAAGCTCCAGAAGGTGCAATTGTTAGAAATGATTTAACAGCTATTGAACACCTAAACATTTGGCTAGTTTACCAACGTGCTTGGTGCGAGCATAAGCCTTCAATTACAGTTTCAGTAAAAGAAGATGAATGGATGGAGGTAGGCGCTTGGGTGTATAAGCACTTTGACGAGGTGTCTGGAATTTCCTTCCTGCCACATTCAGATCACTCTTACAAGCAAGCTCCTTACCAAGAAGTAGCTAAGGAAGAATATGAGGCACTTGTTGCAAAGATGCCTAAAGACATTCGCTGGGAAGATTTATCTTTCTACGAGACAGAAGACGGTACCTCTACCAATGCCACGCTTGCATGTAGCTCAGATGGAAATTGCGAGCTTGTGGATATCTCGGCTTAGTGGTAGAATTATAGTATTCGGGTAAAACCGAAAATTCATGGGCACACCGCCCACGAGGAGACGATAATATGGCCACAAAAACTTTTGACAAGGCCGATTTAAATAAAGATGGGAAAGTAGTTATGACAGAACAGATTCTAGCAGCACTTGGAACTTATGCTCGTGCATTTCTTTCAGCAGCAATTGCTCTATATATGACTGGCAATACAAGTCCAAGAGATCTTTTGATGGGTGGATTCGCAGCAGTGGCTCCAGTTATTCTTAAGGCTCTAAGCCCAGCAAATAAAGAATTCGGGTTTACAAACAAGTAATTTAATCATTACAGTTAGGATAGCTCCTGTGCTAAAATAAGCATAGGAGTTTTCCTATTTAGGAGTACTAGCAAATGGCAGGACAAAAGAATTTCGAAGTAGATCAAAATGCTACTTTTTCATTTATTGTTGAATATAAAGACAATAATGGATTACCTATTGACTTGACAGGCGCAACAGCAAAAATGCAAGTCCGTGATACAAAAGGTGGATCAAAATTAGCATTTACTTTAACGTCACCATCAACGGGCGGGATTACAATAACCCCATTGCTTGGTAAGCTTACAATAAAAATGACTCCTACCCAAACAAACAAACTATTCTATCCAAAATCATCATACGACATTATGGTTTCAGATAGCAATGGAAATAAAATTAAATTGCTAGAAGGATTTCTAACACTTAGCAGATCGGTGACAATTTAAAATGGTAGAATCAGTAATAGTAACAGAAGTTGTTAATGATGTAATTGTTGCAACTCCAGGCCCACAGGGCCCTAGAGGTAAATCAATATTAAATGGTAATGGAGTTCCTGCAGAGAACTTGGGGCTTGAAGGAGATTTTTACTACGACAAGCTAACAACAAGATTCTACGGCCCAAAGCCAACAGACCTAACTTGGGCTGGAGCAACTAATTATCTATTAAGCACAAGCACTCTGACATACTCATTCTCAATCGGGCAGGTTACAAATCAAGGATCTTACTGGGCCCTTGAGATAACTCATAATATGGGATATAACCCCAATGTCACTGTCAAAAACAGCGCTGGAGACATATTAGAAACAGGAATAGATTATAATAGTATTAACAAAATAACACTGACAATGGCTCAACCATTCGGTGGGATAGCTTACCTATCCTAAAGGAGAATAGAAAATGGCAAGATTATTTGTAACTGATATCAATCTTAATAAGAATGAACTTCAGAACGCAAGAATTCAGGGGCTTACAGCAAATCCATCAGCTCCTGTAACTGGACAGATTTATTACAACACAGTCGAAAATGTAATGTACTATTACAATGGACTATCTTCACCAAATGGCCCATGGATGCCGATGTCTGGCTCTCAAGAGGTCATTCAAGATGTAATTGGTTCATCTGTTGAAGGCGGCGTTGGATTAACAAGAACATATGTTGACTCAACAGGTATCACAACAATTGACTTAGATAACACAGCAGTAACAGCTGGTTCATATGGATCACAAACAGCAATTCCTACATTTACAGTAGATGCTCAAGGCCGTTTAACCGCAGCTGGAACCGTAACAGTAGCAACAGCACTTTTAATTGCAGGAGACACTGGGACAGATACAGTTGATTTATTAACTGACACATTAACAGTTGCAGGCGGAGAAGGAATTGATGTAGCTGTAACAAACAACACAATTACAGTATCAGGAGAAGATGCAAGCACAACAAATAAAGGTGTTGCTTCATTTAATTCAACAGACTTTACAGTAACATCAGGAGCAGTATCTCTTAATAAAGATCCTGTAATTACTCTCTCAGGAGACGTAGCTGGCTCTGCAACAATGACAAATCTTGGCGATGTAACAATCACCACAACAGTACAGCCAAACTCAGTAGAGTTGGGCGCCGATACAACAGGAGCGTACATTGCAACTGTTACTGGAACCGCAAATGAGGTAACAGTATCTGGCTCGGGCGCAGAAACAGCAGCAATAACAATTGGATTGCCAGATGACGTAACAATTACTAACAACTTAACAGTTGGCGGCAATTTAAATGTAACTGGAACAATTAACTCAGTAAATACTACTCAGGTAAACATTGTTGATAATAAGATTAATCTTAATACCGACTTTACAGGATCACCAACAGCAGATGCTGGTATTCGTGTAGAGCGTGGTACATCTACAGACGTAGAAGTACTATGGAATGAAACAAATGATAACTGGACACTTACAAATGATGGTACAAACTATCATGCAATTGTTCGTAAATTTTCAACTAATATAACAACTACAGCAGTGACTCCATTTACATTTACTGCAACACACAACTTGGGAACACGGGATGTAATTGTACAAGTTTATGACAATTCTTCTCCATACGCACAAATTGAATGTGATGTAGACCATACATCAACATCTGTAGTAACTCTTACATTTTCGGAGCAGCCAACAGCTAATAAGTACAGAGTAGTTATAACTGGATAATTATGGCAAAGCAATTTAAAACAACAATTGCCCCGCCAGCTTTATCTACAGATCCTGCAGGTACCTACGCTGGAGAAATCTATTATAATACTGTGTCGGGAGCATTAAAAATATTTAATGGTTCTACATGGTCATTGCTAACAGGTTCTGGCGGCGGCGGAACAGGAACATCAAATTCATTTGAAGTTCTTGCAGAAGCACCAGTTTCACCAGTACAAGGAAGAACATATTTTGATTCTTCTGAAAATACAATAAAAGTTTATAATGGATCTATTTGGTACGACGTAGCTGGTCCAAAAGAATTACTTGACCACACACACTTTGCAGGTGAGGGTGGAGTTAGAACACTAGATTATGGCAATTATGTAGAATACGGAAATTATATTGTTTCTTTAGACGGTGGATCTGCAACAACAGACTATACCACAACACCTAATGATGATATAATTGATGGAGGGGTAGGTTAAATAAAATGGCAGTTAGAATTCAATTACGTAGAGATACAGCATCAAATTGGTCAACAAATAATCCAGTTCTTCGCCCAGGCGAGGTTGGAGTAGAAACAGACACACTTAGAATTAAGATAGGTCCTTCTGTTGTATCTCCAGCATTAGGAACAGCATGGAATTCAATTACAACATATGCAAACATTGTCCCGTCTTCTCTAGATCAAACACTTACAGACTACATTCAAAATGGAGAAATAGGCGTAGCAGGCGGAGTCGTTGGACTAGATAGTAATAAAAATGCAATCGTCACAGGAAACTCAATTATTGTTGAGGGAACAACAGACAATTCTTTCGAAACAACTTTATTTGTAACAGACCCAACCGCAGACAGAACAATTACTTTTCCTAACGCATCGGGAACTGTCGCTTTAACTACAGATATTCCAACATTAAATACAGACAATGTTTCTGAGGGAACTACAAATAAATACTTTACAGATGAAAGAGCTCAAGATGCAGTTGATCTAGCATTAACGGCTGGAACAAATATAACTAAAACTTATAGCGATGTAGATAATACATTAACAATTGCAACATCAGCAAACCCTACATTTGCAACAGGATTACAAGTAACTTCAAATGGATTAAACGTAGGAACTCAATCACTTGGCCTAAGAACTTCAGATGCCTATACAAATCCAATGGGTGTGTTTTCAATTGACTCAGATAACGATTATGCTCAGCTAGTAGTTAAAAATACTGGAAATGGTGTTAACTCTTCTACGGATATTATTGCATATTCAGATAATGGAAACGATGCTGCTGGTTGGATTGATATGGGTGTTACATCTAGCGCATTTTCTGATCCAGAGTTTACAATTACAAAAGCCAATGATGGTTATATTTTTATGGAAGCACCAGCAACTACAGTAGCTTCTGTAAATAATAAAGCATTAACAACAAATACAGTTACCCTTACAACAGCTGCAGCTCATGGATTTACGGTTGGTAAAAAAGTAACAATTTCTGGAGTTGGCGCTCCTTATAACGGCACGTATGTAATTAATGGGACTCCAACATCTACTACATTTACCTATTCTAAAACAAACGCAAACCTAGCATCTGCCGCAGTATCACCTGTTGGAACAGCTACACAGCACACAGGAAATGGAGACTTGGTAATTGCAACTGGTGCAAATGGAGCACAGAATAACATTGTTTTTGCTGCAGGAGGATTACAGTCTGATAATACACAGATGACAATTTTCCCAGATAGAAATGTTCATATTGAAATTCCTACCCCTTCTACATCTTCAACAACAGGTGCATTAACCGTAGTTGGAGGAGTTGGTATTCAGGGAGACATTAACATCGAAGGAAACTTAGATGTAAATGGCCAAGTTGATCTTTCAGGAGTAGAAGTCCTACCTATTGGTCCTGGAGCAAAAACATTTGCTGATACTCTAACTAATCCAACTGTTGTTGCTGTTACAAATCACAATGACTACGCACAAATTGCTCATCAAAATCAAAGCGCCGCAGCCAACGCTTCAACAGACATAATCATGTACACAAATAATGGCACAGATCTTGCTGGATATATTGATATGGGAATTACATCTTCAGCATTTTCTGATCCAGATTTTACTATTACAGGACCTGGAGATGGATATATATTTGTAACAGGTGCATCTGGCAATTCAGATAGAGGTAATTTAGTATTAGCAACAGGTGACTCTGGAACACAAAATAAAATTATATTTGCCGCAGGTGGACTAGCCTCAGACAATGAGCAAATGAGCATTACTCCAGATCAAAATGTTCACATTGAAATTGCTACAGAATCTACAAGTGCCACAACAGGAGCACTTACAGTAGTAGGTGGAGTAGGTATATCTGGAGATTTAAACATCCAGGGTGATGTTGCTATTCAAGGAACAATCACATTTGGTGGTGGTGGAACAACTGTAGAAACAGAGAACCTTGCTGTTACAGACCCAGCAATTTTCGTTGGTACAAACAATCAGGCAGACCTTGTAGATCTCGGTATTTATACAGAATTTGCCGTTACTCAGTCGCCAGCAATTACTGCTACAGTAACAAATAAGGCACTTACTAACAATATCGCTACACTTACAACATCGGCAAATCATACATACTTAGATGGAGATGTTGTAACAATTACAGGTGTAGACGCAACATTTAACGGAACATTTAATATTATTGATGTTCCAACCACAACAACATTTACATATGCTAAAACAGCAACAAATGTTACAAGTGCTGCTGTTACCCCTAATGGCTCAGCCTCAGTTGGCGCAAGACGCAAATTTGGCGGAGTTGTAAGAGATGCATCTGACGGAGTAGTTAAGATATTCCATGGAGCAACTACAAAACCATCTGGCACAACAAACTTTGCAGAAGCAGGAATTTCATATTCTGGAATAAAGGTGGGAGCAATTGATGCATCATCTGCAACAATTGGAGATGTATCTAATACAGAACTTCAATATTTAAATGGTGTAACTTCAGCAATTCAGACACAGCTAGATGATAAATCAACAGCTTCAAAAACTGAAACACTTACAAATAAAACCCTTACAACCCCAACAATTAATGGGCCAGAAATTACGGCTACTGGAGGCACTCCACGAATTCATGGAATATACCTTCCAGAACCACACTTTATTACTTTTGAAGGTGCAACAAATAATGAGTTTGAGACAGTTTTAACAACAGTAGATCCAACAGCAGATCGGACAGTAAGCCTTCCAAACGCAACTACTACCCTTGTCGGACAAGATACAGTAGACACATTAACAAATAAAACTTTGACAAGTCCAGTTATTAATACTCCAACTGGTATTACAAAGTCTGATGTGGGGCTTGCAAATGTAGACAATACATCAGATGCCAATAAGCCAGTATCAACAGCAACTCAAACAGCATTAGACTTAAAGGTAGACGAGTCACTTTTTGATGCAAAGGGTGACCTATTAGTTGCTTCCGCAGACAATACCCCAGCAAAACTTTCAGTTGGAATAAATGGATATTTGCTCACAGCTAATTCATCTGCTACAAATGGAGTTGAATGGGCGGCAGCACCAGTAAGCCTTCCTTCTCAAACAGGAAACTCAGGAAAATATTTAACTACAGATGGCTCATCTGCAACATGGGGAACTCTAGTAGTACCAATTGAAACAAAGACTGCAACTGTATCAGCGAATACCGCAACAACTGTAGACACAACAGCCTTGTCAGCATTCACAAGTATCGAATATATGATATCTTTGAAGCAGGGCACAAAGGTAAGAACTTCTAAGGTAATTGTCCAAAACAATGGATCGTCTGTAGATATGACAGAGTTTGCAATTACAGAAACAGGTGGAGTTATTTCTGGTGTGGCAATTTCTGCAGGAGTCTCTGGCACTGACGGAGTTTTGCAGGCAACAATAACAGATGCAACAAGCACAAATGTAACGGTAAAACTAAGCAAAGTAGCATTGTAGGAGGGTTAAGTGGCAGATAAAAACTTCAAGGTAAAATCTGGCTTACAAGTTCCCTCTCTTACAACAGCGGGTCCTGTAACAACAGATGCATCTGGTAATGTTACTTCTTCTGCCACCCTTCCAATTTCACAGGGCGGAACAGGCCAGACAACCGCTGGCAATGCATTAAATGCATTCCTTCCTCTTCAGACTAGCCAAGACAATAAATTTTTACAGACTAATGGCGTAACTCCACAATGGACAACTCCTCAACAGCATACAGCAACAGACGGTGTGGTTGGGGCTAAAATATATAGTGGAACAGTTACTCCGTCTTCGCCAGTAATTGGAGATCTCTGGATTGATCAGACAACTGGAAATGGAATTCAATTAGTCAGATGGCGGAAAACTGTTGCATCTGCAACAACAACCGTAACTGGACTAGATGATAATAATTTAACCCTATCTTATACATCTGGAAATGAACAGGTTTATATTAACGGTACTTTAATTACAAGAGGTCAGGATTATACTGCTACAAATGGAACATCTGTTGTTTTAACACAGGCAGCGGAAGTAGGAGATACATTAGAAATCTTTGGTAATCCACTATTCTCAGTAACAGATGCATATACACAATCACAGTCTAATTCATTGTATGTGGCTAAATCAGGATTTGATGCTGCTGGCAAAAATTTCTGCATAAATGGCGGAATGGATATTTGGCAACGTGGAACTTCGTTTACAAATTCAGGCGGTGGAGTTTATACTGCAGACAGATGGCAATCTTTTAATGTATCTGGAACATTTACAGTTGCAAGAACAACTTCTAATATACCAGTAAATTTTAACTCTGGGGCACTAGTAACAGCCACATCAAATTCAACAACTGCATATCTTATGCAATTAGTTGAGACTCAAAACACACTCATGCTTATGGGCAAAAATATTATTATGGGTGCATGGGTACAAGCTCCAGCAGGAACAACAATTAATATTCAAGTTCTTTCTTCAACAACCGTAGATGCAAGTATATTTAATTTTAATGGTAATGTTACAGGAACATCAAGTTTTACAGCAAATGGATCTCCGCAATTTGTTTTTACAAATCCAGGAATTATGGCATCTAATGTAAAAACACTTAGATTAGATGTTTGGGTAACATCTCTTTCAAATGGACAGTCTTATACAGTTACTGGAGTACAATTAGAAGCTGGCACTATAGCTACCCCATTTTCTCGTTCAGGTGGAGATATTGCTGGTGAGTTAGCAAAATGCCAAAGATACTTTGAAAGAGTTGGGCAAAATGCATACGCTCCATACGGCACTGGATTGTGCGGATCAACAACAACAGCTAGAATAAATATACCAATTCAGCCAAAAAGATCAGGGCCTTCTGCAGTGTATGGAACAGCAAGCACTTTTGAAGTTTGGAACTCAGCATTTGCAGGAGTAGCAGTAGCAACTATTTTTGGAGTAGCTGGACATAAATCACAAGTAAATGTTGGAGTAACTGTTGCTTCTGGATTAGTTGCAGGAAATTCAACAATTTTAATTGACGGTGGAACTGGAAACTCGTATATAGATTTTTCGGCGGAGCTATAAAGGAGAACTATGACAAGAGCTAGAGATAATGCATTCAACCCATTTAATAATCAAGTGGCTGGCAAAAACCTTATTGTAAATGGAGGATTTGATATCTGGCAGCGTGGCACTTCATTTACAACTGATGCTGCCGCAACAGTTATATATACAGCAGATAGAATTTCTGCCTTTGCCTTGTATCCAGGTGCTGGTGCAACACAAACAATTACTCGTGAAACATCAAGTTCACATGTCCCATCAAACTTTAAGTACTCTTTAAAAAGCGTTGTTTCAACAGCAGTTCCTGTCAATGCTGGCCGCATGTTAATTGGCTACACAATGGAAAATACAGATTCTCTAGCACTTGCTGGACGAACAGTTACCTATTCTATGCAAATAAAAGCAATTGGCAATATTGATAGAGTATATTTATATAGTCGCTATAATACTTCAGGTGGTAATGCGCTTAGCGGAGCAGTAGATGGTTCTAATGCTCCATTTACGATTAATTCATCTTCTTTTACAACGATTACCTGGACAACAACAGTTCCATCAGCTGCAACATTAACAAGCACTGGAACATATGGATTTCAGTTAGTTTATTATAGAGCAAATGGTGCTGTTGAAGCAATTGGAGACGGAATTTATATTGCAGGGCTTCAGCTTGAAATTGGAAATGTTGTAACATCATTTTCTCGTGCAGGTGGTACAATAGGAGGAGAGCTTTCATTATGTCAAAGATATTATGAACACTCTTATGATTCTCCTACAAATTCTGGAACAAATGGAATGATAGTAACAACTATGCCAACTGTTTCAAATGCATACGTACCAATTCAATTTAAAGTCACTAAAAGATCGGCTCCAACAATGCAAGCTTATGACAGCGCAAACAATGTCAATAGAATTACTACCCCAGCGGGAACAAATCAAACATTTTTTGCATTTGAAAGAGTAGGAAATTCATCTGTTCAGCTTACAACAAATTCAGTATCACTAGGTTCTTTTTGGCTTGGCTGGTCAGCAAGTTCGGAATTATAGGAGGATAAAATGGCAGTAAAAAGATGGAATGGAACGGCATGGGAAGTCTATGCTGGTGCCGACCTAGCTCCCGTCAAAGTTACCGACGGCAGAGTGGGTAAAACTACATTCATTGGTGCCACAAATCCTACAGGACAAGTTGATGGAGATATTTGGATTGATCAAGATACAACTACAAATGCAGTTGTTCCAACAGCATTAACAACAAAAGGCGACATTTTTGCGGCTACTGGAAATGCAGCATATACAAGATTTGCGGCGGGAAATAATGGAGAATCATTATATGCAGACTCCACAACATCTACAGGATTAAGATGGCAGGGTGATTTTAATACTGGTAAGAATAAGATTATAAATGGAGATTTTTCTATTTGGCAAAGAGGTACAACTTTTACATTTAATTCAGCAGGAGGATATACTGCCGATAGATTTAATATGTCATCTGGAACAGGTGGAGTTGCAGTAATTAGCAGACAAACATTTACTCCAGGACAAACAGATGTTCCAGGAAATCCTAAATATTATATGCAAATTCAGCATACAACAGATGGCGGAACTCCAGCAAATCTAGATACTAGAATTGAAGATGTAAATACATTCTCTGGACAAAATGCTACTTTTTCATTTTATGGTAAAGTAAGTTCTGGAACTGCAGTATGGACACCAAGACTAGTTCAATTTTTTGGAACTGGTGGATCTGCAACAAACGTTATAATGGCATCAGATATTACATTAACCACTTTGTGGCAAAGATTTACAGTAGTTTTTCCAGTTCCATCCACAGCTGGTAAAACAATTGGAGAAGGAAATTATCTAAGACCAGATATATATCGTGTCACAACTGGAGTTGTTACATATAGTTTTGCAAATGTACAATTTGAGGCGGGACCAATTGCAACTCCATTTACTACAAATACTGCAAATCCTCAGCAGGAACTTGCCGCATGTCAAAGATATTTTGTTAGATATTCACAAAACTCAGCATTAGGAAATACAATGTATTTTGCATCAGGAAATGCAATATCTACAACTAGAGCAATGGTTTCTGTATCAGTTCCAGTAAATTTACGTACTATTCCAAGTCTTACTAAAACATCAGGTGTAGCCTTGTATAATCAAGGATCAAATTACTATTGGAATACTGCCGTAGGACCATTTTCTAACGTATACCAAGCATCGCAAAATATTTTAAATTTAGATTGCTGGGTTCCATCTGGACTTACAAATAATACTCCTGTAATGATATCATTAGTAAATGCAAACGATTATTTAGATTTTTCAGCGGAACTATAAGGAGATATAAATGGCAATTAAAAGATGGAACGGAAGTACAAGTCAATGGGAATTAGTAGGTACCCCAGGGACCGCCACTCCTGCCGCAATTGGCGCTGCATCAATAGCAAACACTAACACGTTTGCTTCAACACAAACAATTCAAGGATCTTTAAATTTAACTGGTAACTCAACAAATAAAGTAAACGTTTCTTCTAGGTTTACAATAGATACAAGCAATGCATGGGGAGTAATAAGTTTAGCAAGACAAAGCAATAGTGCCTTAGATGTAATGCAAATACAAGGGGCAGACAGTACTGGTGCAAGTAATGCCCTAAGAATTTCTAATAACAGTGGCAATGGTTCGGCAATAGACGTATATCATGATTCTTTAAGATTTTATGTTAATTCATCCACAACAGAAAGAATGCGTATAGATGCAAATGGAAATGTTTCTTTAGCAATTCAAGGTCATAAGGTTTTAATTGGAGCTTCAGACCATACAAATACAGTATCTCCACTATCAATTAGAAATCCAATCGCATCTGGAGCAAGTATAAATTATGCTTTAATGATCAATGATCCAAACACAAATACAGCTAACGGATTCAACCTAATAGGATTTAGTCATAATTTAAATGATTATAGCGCTGCAAATGTTCGTGCATCAATTGGGGCAACAATTAATGGAAGCGGACAAGGAACTTTAGTATTTAGAACTGGAGGATACGGCTCTCAGGCAGAAGCTGTTCGTATAGACCCATCTGGAAATATGTCTATAAATAATGGAAAATCTTTAATTTTTAATAATCCAATAAACACAGGATCAGGATCTGTTTATTGTGCAGGTGGTGGAAGTTTAACATTAGCATCATATGGCCAACCAATGATCACACTACATGAAGATTCTGAAGTAAGATTCTTTGTTGGAACGGGTACTCAAAGAGCAGTAATAAATAGCTCTGGATATTTATTAGTTGGCTATACAGGATCTCAGGGTGCATATAGACTTCAAGTAAACTCTCAGATATTTGCAACATCATCATCAATTGCCACATCTGACGGAAGATACAAGGAAAACGTATTGCCTATATCTTCAGGACTTGATATAATTGATTCTCTTAATCCCGTCTCATTTGATTGGAAAGAGCACCCAGTACATAATTTTGTTGAGGGTAAGACTGTAGGCTTTATTGCTCAAGAGGTTAAAGAATCGCTCAAGGATTATGAGTGGGTCAATAATATAATTAAGACAAATACTACAGAGGCAGTTCTTGATGAAGAGGGTAACGAAATTACTCCTGCAGAAGAATTCCTAGGCATTGCAGAGTCTAATATTATTCCGCTACTTGTGGCGGCAGTAAAAGAATTACGAGCAGAAGTAAATACTTTAAAAGCTCAAATAACTAACTAAAGGAGAATAAAATGACAGAAGAAATGACAATGCCAGAGTTTGTAGATAACTCAGACTATAAGATTAATACTACAGATTTTGGATCAACAATTGTAAGAACAGATGAAGATGGTAAAGTATGGTGGATTCCTACTGATCCCGCTAATTCTGATTATGCAAGATATCTTCGTTGGGTTGAAGCGGGTAATACTGCAGAAGCTTATGTAATTACAGAAGCATCAGAGTAATTAAGATACCTTAAATGGTAAAATAGAGGTATCATGGCAGATAAGAATTTTAAGGTAAAAAAGAATATCCAGGTCACAGACTTGGCCGTTGCTGGCCCAGTTACTGTAGACTCATCTGGTGTTCTTGGCTCATCTTCTGCTCTGCCAGTAAATTTGGGTGGAACAGGGCAAACAAGCGCATCAGCTGCATTTGATGCCCTTCTTCCATCTCAAACAAATAATGCTAATAAGCTACTAGGAACAAATGGTACATCTGCATCTTGGGTATCTCCAGGAATTGCATATCAGACTTCCGCCCCAGATAATCCAGTTACTGGACAATTGTGGGTGGACTCTGATGAGACTGGTGATTCACTAGACCCATATATTATCCGTAGAAAAACAATTACAGCAACTGCTGGACAGACTGTATTTACTACAGATGTAGTATTTACAAACGGATATGAGCAGATTTATTATAATGGCGTATTACTTGTAAGAACAACTGATTATACAACAAACGGCGGAACCAATACAGTTACCTTGCTACAAGGAGCATCAGCAGGAGATACAGTTGAGATTATTTCATCTACTCCTATTAACTTGGTAAATGCAGTTGTTACAGGTGCCGCAAATACTATTACTGCCGCAACTACAACAACAGTTCCCCTTACAATTGCAGGCTTAGCTTCTCAAACAGCAAACCTATTTGATATTAAAAACAGTGCTGGTGAAATTAGACATGAGTTTAGACCAAATGGTTCTGTAACATCAAGAGGATACAGCGCAGATCAATCAGGATTAGTTGTAGAAAGATATGGGGATGGAGATTCTCCAGCAGTTTTAGCACTTAGAACTTACGGCGGAACAATGACTACGCCAACAATAGCATTTCAAGATACTAGAGTGGGTCTAATTGCAGCAGAAGGATGGGATGGCACAGCCTTAAGATCATCCGCTAGAATAACATTCACTACAGATGGCCCAGTAATAGCTGGTAATATTCCTGGAAGAATTACATTTAATACAGTTCCAGTTGGTGGAGGAAGCACACATATTGAAAGAATGCGTATTACTTCGGCAGGGAATGTCGGAATTGGAACTTCTGTTCCCACAGTAAAACTACAAATAGATGGAACCTTTGGATTTCGTGATAATTCTCAATCAGTTCCTGCTCAAGATAATGGAACAAACCCAACACTTATAATGACTAACAATTTTAGCGGAGGTTCTGGAGAAACAAGTTTATTTAACACATGTGCTGGATTGACTGGAGGAATAAGGCTATCTCAGGTTACTGGAACTGGTACATATAAAGATATGGCATGGTTTCAAAAGAATCTTACCTATCAATATGTTCCACTATATAGCTTAGCACCAGCAGCAGACATTTCTTTTTCAGCTCTGTGGCCTGCAGGAACAGCTACTAATTCTTATAATTATATAATTAATGGTGCAAATAACACTGGCGGAAACGGACTTGTCGTGTTCTTGAATGGCTCAACAAGAGCAGAGGATAACGGAGCAAACTCTTTAACAATTAGAAACGACGTTGCAAACATGTACTTAGGCAGATCTGGAGCAACAACTTTTATCTTTGGAAGATCAGATGTTTCAGATCAAGACTTAAAAGAAAATATTCAGACTTACTCAAATGCAACAGATATTATAAAATCATTAGTTCCTAAGCAATTTAATTTTATTGGCTCAGAAAGAAAGCAGTATGGATTTATTGCTCAAGACATTGAAAATGAGGAAATTGTTCTTCCAGGCGGAGAAGGTGTACCTTGGTCTGTAGATTATAATTCAATTGTATCTGCTCTAGTAAAAGCAAATCAAGAATTAATAGAAAGACTAGAAGCGCTGGAGGCTACAGTAAATGAGTAGAGCTAGAGATTTAGGATCATCAATTAATTCCACAGCCGCTGGTAAAAATTTTGTTATCAACGGCGGAATGGAAATTGCACAAAGAGGAATTGGAAGCTCTTCATCAGCAATTCCAGCAGGAAGCTATTTGCTAGATAGGTGGGCTTCGGTTCTTTATCAAAGCAATAACTTTCAAAGAGTTTTAACAAACTCAACATTTACCCCATCTAAATATGCTTTAAGATGCGGAAGCATGAGTTCAACACAACTTTCTGGAGGAACTTCATGGCATCATTTAGGGCAAATGATAGATAGTACTGTTGCTCAACCAATGATTGGTAAGATAGTAACCCTTTCATTTTATATGAAAGCATCAGCATCTTCATATACAAGCAATGTTGGGGGAACTGCTTTAACAAGCATTCAAGCATCAGTTTATGGATATAATTCAGCTACACCAGCTTCATATGATGGATGGTCAGATACTACAATTGCTCAAATAAATATTCCAAATGGACAATTCCCAACAACATGGACTAGGTATACTGTTACTGGAACAGTTCCAACAACCATAAATGGTATGAGTGTTAACTTTATGATGGTACCTAATTTTGCAACTACAAATCCATCTGATTTTTATTATGACGTAACAGGAGTTCAACTAGAAATTGGTTCTTCTGCAACAACTTTTTCCTTAGCAGGCGGAGACTATAATAGCGAGTACGCAAAGTGTCAATCATACTATCAAAGATTAATTTCTGGTTCAGGAGTAATTGGATCGAAAAATAATGGCGCTACTTCATATTTTATTGTAGATTTAAAAACAAACATGAGGGCAACTCCAACTAGAACATACTCATCTTTATCAGACATTTCTTTATCAGCAGTAAATGGTTCAACAACTTATCCAGCAACCAGCTTTAGTTCAAATAGAGCATCAGTATGGTCTGCCTCATTTGTCATAGGTCAAGGAACATCAGATGGAGCAACTGGAGATACAGCAATTTTATTAATGGACGCTACAAATGGATGGATCGGCTTTTCAGCCGAATTATAGGAGACTAAATGGCAAAGAAACTTAAGATATATAACGGCTCTTCTTGGGAAGATGTTACATTTGCAATCACTCCTCCTACTACAAGTGTAACTAATTCATTTAGCACTAATCAAGTAATTGATGCTTCTACTTCAGTTGCCGCCCTTCGAATTACACAGCGAGGAGCAGGAGAAGCGTTTAGAGTTGAAGATGAGTCTAATCCAGATTCATCCCCTTTTGTGATTGATGCTGCAGGAAATGTCGGAATTGGCACAGTCACTCCACAGCAAAAATTTTCTGTTACTGGAAATATACACATGAATGGTGGAACTGGAACTGGAATCTCTTGGGCATCAGATCAATCATCTCATTATTTAAAGTTTGATAGTGGACTAAATGGAATTAAGTTGCAAGGTTATTCTAATATTGTTTTTGAGACTCTAGGGCAAAATGAAAGAATGAGAATTGCCTCAGACGGACTAGTTACTTTTGATGGCTCTGGCTTAATAAGCAGAATAGGTGGAGTAAGTAAATTCCAGGTAACAAATGGCTCAGTAAAAATTTGGGCTGGTAGAGGTGGATTAGAAGGCGGAGAAATGTACTTAGCTTCTACTGGCGGAACAAATGGATACAATAATAATAATGATGCAGTATTTGATGTGTATGATGGCTCCGTAAGATTATCTGCAGACGGTTTTGGAAAAATTTATTATTTAAGACCAGTAAACGATCCTGGAACAACAATTGGATTAAGAAATGTTACAGCATCAACCTCTAACCCATCAGGCGGAAATGATGGAGATATTTGGGCAGTGTATACGGCTTAATTATGACAGAGCATATTAAAGTCAACGGAGCATGGAAATCAGTAAATGCTCAATATGTAAAAGTTGGCGGATCTTGGAAAACAATTACACAAAAATGGGTTAAAGTTAATGGGGTATGGAAGCAATTCTATTCTTCAGTTTCCCCCGTTTCTGTAACATATACAATTATTGCAGGTGGCGGAGGAGGCGGATCATCAGCAGGTGGTGGAGGTGGAGGTGGAGGTTTTATTGAAGGAACTTCTACAATGTCAGCTACTGGAACATACCCAGTTGTAATTGGCGCAGCTGGTGGAGTTACTATTACAAACGGTAATGGTTCACAAGGTGGAAACTCAACATTTTTTGGTAACACTGCATACGGCGGAGGTCTTGGAACTTGTTATGGAGGTGGCGCTGGCGGCGCTGGAGGATCTGGTGGTGGCGGTGGAGCATTTTCATCTGGACAAGGTGCGGGAGGAGTTCAGGCGCCAATACTTATCGCAGGCGCAGCAGGATATGGAAATATTGGTGGAACTGGATATGCAGCAGTTGTAGGTGGACGTGCAGGTTCAGGAGGTGGCGCTGGCGGCGCTGGTCAAAACGGAACTGCTGGTTATGGACCTGGAATGACTGGAGGTCTAGGTAGAGCGTCGACTATTAATGGTGTAACTTATTCCATTGGAGGTCAGGGCGGATGGGAAGAAACAGGGCAGGCAGTTGGTGTTGATGCAGCAGCAAATACTGGACGAGGTGGACAAGGAACCGCAGATAATAGAACTGCAGGAAGAGGTGGTTCTGGTATAGTAATAATTAGATACACAACTGGCTCAATGACGGCAACGGGTGGTTCGATAACAACAAGTGGTGGAAATACAATTCATACATTTACAGCTAACGGAGATTTTGTGAGGACAGCATAATGGCACACTGGGCAGAAATTAATGAGAATAATATTGTTACTCGTGTAACAGTAGGAGACAACAATGATCCAGATGAAGGATATCAATGGCTTATTGATAATTTAGGCGGAACATGGATTAAAACATCTTATAATGGAAACATAAGAAAGAACTATGCGGGTATAGGTTACTACTATGATGAAGCAAGAGATGCCTTTATTCCGCCTCAAAGATTTCCATCCTGGACTCTAGACGAAGAAACATGCAACTGGCTTGCTCCAAAACCTTATCCAGAAGATGACAAAATCTATGGGTGGGATGAAGATGCTCAAGAATGGCTGGCAGCTCCAGAATAAAGCAGTGCTATAATTAAGTCATACCAATTAGGGGATATGTGAACCAGATTGTCAGATAAAGATTTTAAAGTAAAGAATAAGCTTGTAGTCAATGGACTTACTGGCGGTGCTGGCCCGCTTATTGCCAACTCAAATAAAGAAATAGATTCAGTAGCATTTCTAACTACATTGCAGGGCGGAACAGGAACAACAACATCTCCTTCTGCAGGTCAAGTATTATATTCAGCAGGCGGAACATCCTATAACCCAACAGCC